TTCATTAAGACAGATGCACCGAATGGTCTAAAGCACTTCGAAAGAATGTCTTTAGCTACTGCGATGGATCCAGACTTCGAGACAGGAAACATGAGATATAAAGCAAGAGAAAGATATTCTTTTGGTTTCTCTGATCCTCGTGCCGTGTTTGGTTCACCAGGAGCGTAAGCTTAATTAAAACTTTAAAGAAAGGGCAGTTACATACTGCCCTTTTTTGTGTATAATAAACTAAACCTTGACAGTTGCATGGTGCGACTGACAGTTGCCAAGACAAGGAGATTGATATGGCTAACACAACTTTCTCGGGTCCAGTCCGATCAGAAGGTGGATTTACTACAATAAGTAAAAACGCTACAACTGGAGCAATTACTACACAATCAAGCATTAACTCAAGTGGTATCTCATCTTTTGATGCGAATACAATGCCAGTAGAAGCTGGTACTGGTATCACAACAGGTTCTGGAACTATCTACAGAAGTTCTGTTCAAAGAGTTGGTGGTATAATTACAACAAGAATTTTAATTGACCTAACAGGTTTAAGATCAACAGGCTCTGGTGACATCATTGGTGTTAATGGAACTGCTTTAGTTTGTCACATTGGTCAGATCACTGCTGCAAGAAATGGTACAATCTTAACAGGTAGTATGGAATGTTTTGAAGCACCAGCTGGTGGTGATCCAGACATTAATATACACTCTGCAACAGAAGGTACTGGTGTAGAAGATGGTGCTATTGGTGACTTAACTGAAACATTATTGGTTAACGCAGGTGATGCAACAACAGGAAGTAAAGTTTACTTTACTGGTGTTCCAGCCGCAGACCAATTCTTATACTTAACAACTGGTGCTGCAACAGATGCAGATTACAGTGCTGGTAAGTTATTTATTGAGTTAATGGGCTACGAAGCTTAATAGGAGAATAACATGGCAGGATCAATATCAGATGTAAGTGTCATTACGATTAGTGATGAGGTAGCTGCATCTACTACTTTTGTAGCCGCTGCTGCTAGACCAGACACCGCCTTTACCATAGCAAATTCTTCGTTTGCTTCTGGTGGAGCAAGAAACGTCACGGTAACAACATCAGGAACTGGAGATAATGCAAAAACAGTTACTGTTGTTGGAACGGATGTTTTTGGTGATGCCTTAACTGAAGTTATCACTTCCACTAGCTCTGCCGAGACAGTTGCAGGAACTAAGTTATTTAAAACAATAACAAGTGCAACATGTTCTGCTCAATATGCCGCTAATGCATCAGTTGGTTCTGGTACATTAGCTGCACAAGCAGTACTCGGAGTAGCAAGCAGAGGACGATTAAAAGGATTTTCAATCGTTTCTGGTGGTACAGCAGGTGTTGTAAATTTCTATGATGGTGCTCCAGAAGATGGTACTATTCTTTTGAAATCAAGAACAATCGGTACGGATAACACAACTATTGATAGAACTATTCCACAGAATGGTGTTTTATTTAGTACAGGAATTGTTTTACAATACACTATTGGCACAGTGGACATGATGACTATCTTTCACGCATAGGTGACACATGGCTAGAAAAGCAGACAAACAGCCACCTAAAACTAAAAAGTATTTCCGCTCTACTAAAAGTGGGGCGGGAATGACTAAAAAGGGTGTTGAAAAATATCGTAGAGACAACCCTGGAAGTAAACTAAAAACAGCAGTTACTGGTAAAGTTAAAAAAGGTAGCACTGCTGCAAAGAGACGTAAGTCATATTGTGCAAGATCAGCTGGGCAAATGAAAAAATTTCCTAAAGCTGCAAAGAATCCTAATAGTAGGTTAAGACAAGCTAGAAGAAGGTGGAAGTGCTAATGAACACTAAAGAGATTTCAACTGGTGTAATGATAGTTTTATTTGCAGGTGCGATTGGATGGTCTGTATCAACTTTAATTGAGGTTGATAAAAGAACAGCTATCATGGCAGAAAAAGTATCTGAAAACCATAAAATGATAACACCTTTGTGGGAAGATTTTATTAGGAGAAAGAAAGATGGTTATGTCGAGGGGCTCGATGAGCAAACAAATAAAAAACTCAGTCTCAAATGGAAATAAAAAAAGACCAAAAAGAAAACGAAAAACAAAAAATATTCAGAGGAAGTCCTGTTAAGTACTGTCTGAATTGTAAAAAGAAAAGATGGACTTGTACTTGTTATAAGGTCAGTGGATTAGAGGAGATAAGAAGTGCCAAAAGACGCATGTTATCGCAAAGTAAAAGCAAGATTTAAAGTTTTTCCAAGTGCTTATGCTGGAGGAGCCATCGCAAAATGCCGTAAGGTAGGTGCCGCTAACTATGGTAATAAGACCAAGAAAAAAGCAGATGGTGGAGTAATTACTGCTAAAAACGGTAAAGCTTTTACAAAAAGAAAATCAAATAAGAAAAATGTCGCAAGAGGTTGTGGTCAAGTCTTAAATGAAAGACGTAAAGTCACAAAGTATTCATAATGGCAGTAAGAAAAACAAAAGCGGGATTAGCCTTAAAAAGATGGTTTAAGGAGGATTGGAAAGATGTTAAAACGGGTAAAGCGTGTGGTCGTAAAAAAGGTGAAAAAAGGAGTACGCCTTATTGCCGTCCAAGTAAAAGGATTTCTTCGAAAACTCCGAAAACTTCTTCGGAGATGACTTCTGCTGAAAAACGTAGTAGAATAAATCAGAAGAATAAGTTGGGTCAGCCTTCGGGTAAGCCTAGAAGAGTAGCATCACTAAAGAGAAGGAAAAAATAATGGAAACGGATTTTTCAAAAAGATTAAAGAAAAAACAGAAAGATAAGTCAGATTTTTCAACAGACAAAAAAAAGAAAGACTTATCAGATTTTGCAGGTAAGAATAAAATAAAAACAAACACTTCAAAAATGAAGAACACTTTTGCTAGTGATGCGGGAGTAAAACCAAGAGCTTCTAGTGGAAAGACCACTTTTTCTGCGGACACTAATATTGCAAAAATATCTAGTAAAGCAAAAGATAAATCAGATTTTGCAGGGTCTAATAAGACTAAGCCTAAAACAAAAACAAACAAGCCTAGAATTGTTTCAAAGAAAGAATTAAAAGCATCTGGTTTGTCTTTGCGAGACTTCTTAAATAAAGAAAGAGGCTTAACAAGAAAAGACGGGAAGAAAGTTGTAAAGAAAGTTGTAAAAAAATCTTCTGCTCCTAAAGCCCCACCACCAGCCCCGAATAGAAGCAAAAATAAAATAGTGCCTTCTCTAAAAGTATCTAGGTCAGGTATCGATGGACCTAGTTCTTCCGTTAAAAAGAAAAAAGCAAAAACTGGTTTTGGTTCTAAAGCTATGACTACAAAAGTTCCAAAAAAGACAAGACAAGGTATAACTAGGACACCTTTACAAGCCAAGAGAAAAAGAAGATCTATGATGGGGTCTACATAATAAATGGCAACATCAAATTCAAGAGATTTCGACTTAGATGTCGGTGAAATAATAGAAGAGGCTTATGAGCGTTGTGGCTTGGAAATGCGTACTGGGTATGACGCAAAAACAGCTAGACGTTCATTAAACCTTATGTTTGCTGATTGGGCAAACAGAGGCTTGAATATGTGGACAGTCACACAAGCTACTAAAGCTATTACTTCTGGTACGGCAACTTATTCTTTCGATGCTACTTATGTCGATCTCTTGGAAGTTGTTTTAAGAAATAGTAGTGGTACAGATTTTACATTAACTCAAATGAGTAGAAGTGAATATTTAACTATTCCTAACAAAGCTAGTAGTGGGCAACCAAGTCAATACTTTTTTGATAGGCAAACTATTCCTACAATAACTTTATGGTCTACTCCAGATGCTTCTTACACATTAGTTTATTATTATGTAAGCCGTATTCAAGATGCAGATGCTTTAATCAATACAAACGATGCTCCATTTAGATTTTTACCATGTGCTGTCGCAGGTCTTGCTTATTATCTAGCAATGAAAAGAGCACCAGAAAGAGTTCAACTGTTAAAATCTGTTTATGAAGAAGAATTTCAAAGAGCAGCAGCCGAGGATGCTAATAGTACTCCTTTAAAATTAACACCTAGCATGTCCTACTATAGTTACTAATATGGCTAGATACGCAACAGGAAAAAAAGCATGGGGTTTTTCAGATCGTTCTGGATTTCGTTATCGTCTGCGAGAAATGAAAACCGAATGGAATGGTTTGAAGGTTGGTCCTGATGAATATGAAGCTAAACATCCACAGTTAGAGCCTAATCATCCAGGCCCAGATCCGACAGCCTTGTATCAACCACGACCACATCAAGATATAGAAACAACTATTTTTGCAGTTTACACAAGCACTGGTGACGGGATTATAGGAAAAAAGTTGACAAGTTATGAGGCTACGGCTAGTGTTGGAACAGTTACAGTGAGTACATCATGAGTTTTACATTAACAACATTAAAGCAATCTATACAAGATTGGACACAAAACAGTGAATCAACTTTTGTAGGTGAGCTTGACTTCATTATAAAGAATGCAGAAGAAAGAATTTTTAAGGTTGTTGATTTAGACTATTTTAGAAAAAATGTAACTGGTTCAATGAGTAGCAGTAATCAATTTCTACAAAAGCCTTCAGATTACTTAGCCTCTTTTTCCTTATCTTATGTAAATGCAAGTAGTGAAAATGTATTTCTTCTACAAAAAGATGTGAATTTTATACAAGAGTATAATCCTAATCCAGCAACTACTGGATCACCAAAATATTATGCTTCTTATGATGTAGACAACTTTATTGTTGGACCTACTCCAGATTCAAATTACACTGTAGAATTACATTATTTCTATAGACCCGCATCAATAACAACTGATGATAGTGGTACAACATGGTTAAGTGAAAATGCTCCTGATGCTTTGTTATATGCTTGCTTAGTTGAAGCTTACACCTTTATGAAGGGTGAAGCAGATATGTTAGCTTTATACACACAAAGATACGGGGAAGCCGTGAGCAGACTTAAAGTTTACGGTGAAGGTCAAGAAAATAGCGATGCTTACAGAGATGGATTACCTAGAGTCAAACGACAGTAAGGTACCCGTGTGAAAGATAAAAGCGTAGCAATTGTTGGGCTAGGTAATAGCTTTTCAGAATATATATTAGCCAAAATTAGAAGTGAACATTTTGATGAAGTCTGGGCAATAAATGCTATGTCTGGTGTTATTTATCATGATAAAGTGTTTATGATGGATCCACCTTCTCGTTTCTTGGATCAAAAGTTTGCAGGTAAGCAAACAGATATTATGAAACAAAGGTTAGAAGCTAAATTAAATATACCTATATTTTCGTGTATCTTAGACGAGAGATGTCCAGATGTTGTTGAATATCCATTGCAAGAAGTTCTTGAAAAAACTAAATATGCATACTTAAATAACACTGTTGCCTACAGTATTGCTTATGCCGTAGCACAAGAAGTATCGGATATTCATTTATATGGTATTGATTTTACTCATAAGAATGTAGCTTTCGCTGAAGCAGGAAGAGCTTGTTGTGAATTCTGGTTGGCTATAGCTACTGCAAAAGGAATAAAAATTCATATAGCTCATAACTCTTCTTTATTGGACACTAATGTTCCAGATGATCAAAAATTATACGGCTATCACAGACTAGATGATCCTATTGTTTCAACAGTAACACAAGGTAGTATGTTGATCACAAGAAAATCTAAACTAGAACCACCGAATCCAACGGATGAAAAGCCTAATATAGTTGGCAGAGAAGATATAGCAGGTGTAACATATGAGGAGTAAAAATGTTTGAATTAGGTATAAGCACTGTAGGAAGTGTTAATGTAATGACTTCCGACAAAGGAGGTCTATCAAATGAGCAAGTTGCTGATTTGGCAGTTGATAAAATAGTTAGTATATCTGACGAAGCTCCAGCTCATATTAGGCAACAAGCGAATCAATTTAGAGAACATCTTAAACATGTTCTCTATCACTATCTGCTCTTGGCAAGAAAAGAAGAGCGTGGTACTATAATCCAAGCTTTGAAATCAAGTGGTCATAAAGAAATGGCTGAATATATAAGGAGATTATAACATGGCTATAGCCCAAGCGATGTGCACATCATTTAAACAAGAATTGATGTTAGGAACACATAACTTTGCAACAAACGGAAATGCTTTTAAATTAGCACTTTACGCAGAAGGTGGTGGTGGTAAATCTTCTACTACTGCAACATTAGGAGCAGCAACAACTGCCTACACAACAACTGGTGAAGTTGCTAATAGTGGTAGTTATACAGCTGGTGGTGGTGCTTTAACAAAAGTAGCTCCGTCTACTTCCGGTACAACTGCTTTCACAGATTTTGCTGATATAAGTTTTACTACAGCAACTATTACTGCTATGGGTGCATTAATATATAATGATACAAATAGTGATAAATCTGTATGTGTATTAGATTTTTCAAGTAATAAAACATCTACATCAGGTACATTTACTGTTCAGTTTCCAACTGCTGATGCTTCAAACGCTATAATTCGTATAGCTTAAAGTAAACCGTTATGGCTAACGGTTGGGGTCAAGGTACTTGGGGTGCAGTAGGTTGGGGAGGTATTGGTAATATCTCTTTTGCTGTTACTGGTGTCGCAGGAACTGGTCAAGTTGGAAATGAAGGTGTTGGTGGTACTTCTCTCGTTATTGAAACGGGTTTAGAAGCAACTGGATCTGTTGGCACTGTATCTGCCAGTAGTGTAAATATTACAGTTGTTACTGGTGTGGTAGGTACGAGTGCCGTTGGTAATGTGCTACCCAAAATACCTATAACTGCTGTAGTAACTGGAGTATCTGCAACAACTGGTTTTCTGACGGGTTGGGGTAATGATACTTGGGGAGCTGGAGTATGGGGTGGTGGAGTAGCCGCTATACCAGGCCAAGATGTTGTTCCTACTTCTGTTGTAGGAACAGGTTCTATTGGAACAGTTACTCTCACGGGTACGAGTACTTTTAGTGTCACTGGTAATGTTGGAACGTCTGCCGTAGGCAACGAGGTTGTAGTAGCTCAAATGCTACATGCTGTCACTGGATTGGCAGGAACTGGAGCCGTTGGTAATACAACAGAAGTGGGAACAAGCACTGTAGCTTTATCTACAAATGTAGGTACGGGTTCCATAGGTACTTCTTTACTAATTACATCTACTGGTGCACCAACAACAAATGTTGTTGGAACAACGGCATTAGGTAGTGAATCGGTAACTGCTGATTCAAATCTATCAGTTACATTGGCTGGAATGGAAATGTCGGTAGGAACACTTGCCATAACTGGTGGATCTGTGTTATCTTTAACAGGACTTGAGGCTACAGGTGGAACTGGAGAAGAACAAGTTTATGGATTAATTACGCCAACACAATTGGCAAATTGGATTGAAAGGGCAGCATAATGGCAACATATGTTAACAACCTCAGACTAAAAGAAATAGGAACTGGGGATGAATCTGGTACATGGGGTGCTTCGACAAACACCAACTTAGAACTATTAGGTGAAGCATTAGGTTTTGGTACAGAGGCTATAACAACAAATGCTGATACTCATACAACAACAGTAGCCGATGGATCAAGTGACGCAGGAAGAGCAGTATACATAATATATACTGGAACACTAGATTCAGCTTGTACAATCACTATTGGTCCAAACACAATGAAGAGAGTCCATATAATAAAAAATGGAACAAGTGGCTCACAAAATATACTTATTAGTCAGGGTTCTGGTGCGAATGTGACTATTCCTCCTGGAGATACTAAATGTGTTTCTTTAGACGGAGCAGGTTCTGGTGCGGCTGTGACAGACATATTTGCTTCATTAAGTGTTGTAGATTTAAAGGTACAGGACGATTTAAGTTTTACAAGTGATAGTGCAGTAGTATCATTTGGTGCTGATGCTGATACAACATTAACACATACAGATGGAACTGGTCTTACATTAAACAGTACAAATAAATTATGTTTTAATGATGCTACTCAATTTATACAAGGTGCAAGTGGTACAGTTTTAGATATAGCGGCAACAGATACGATAGAATTAACTGCAACAACAACTGCTGTTGTTGGTAATCAAACTGTTTCTGGTACATTAGTATCAACTGGCAAAATTACAGCCGATGCAGGAATAGATATTGATAACTTTAACATTGATGGCACAACCATAGCTTTATCTAGTGGTGATATGACTATAGATGCAGAGGGAGACATTGTTCTTGATGCAAATGGTGCTGATGTTATATTTAAAGATGATGGCACTACGATTGCTACATTAACTAATGCATCAAGTGATTTTGTTATCACAACTGGGGTACAAGACAAAGATTTTATTATAAAAGGTGATGATGGTGGAGCTGCAATCACAGCATTAACAATTGATATGTCAACGGCTGGAGCAGCGACTTTTAATAATGATGTAACTGCTTTCTCTGATAAAAGATTAAAAACTGACATTGAACCAATAGAAAATGGTTTAGAAAAAGTCATGCAGATGCAAGGCGTTTACTACAAAAGAAATGATGTAGAAGACGCTAGAGAACAAGTTGGTGTTTTAGCACAAGATATGGAAGCTATCTTACCAGAAGTTGTTCTTACGGCAGATGATGAGATGCAAACTAAATCAGTAGATTATGGTAAAATATGTTCTGTTCTTATTGAAGCAGTCAAAGAATTAAAAAATGAAATAGACGAACTTAAAAAGGGGTAGTAAATGGCAATTCCTTCATCTGGCTCAGTATCACTTTCAGCCATTCAAACAGAGTTTGGTGGTTCTAATCCAATAAGTATGAGTGAATATTATTCTGGTGGTAGTAATGTACCATCTGGCATAAGTGGTAATAATGGAGAAATACCTACATCTGGTGCTTTGCAAATGGATGACTTTAGAGGTTCAGAAAACACTGCATATGTATCTGCAACTGGTGGTACAGTAACTACATCTGGTAACTTTAAAATACATAGATTTAATACTTCAGCAACTTTTGCAGTTAACGATGGAGGAAATTCTGCAGGGTCTAATACTGTTGAATACTTAGTTGTCGCAGGTGGTGGTGGTGGCGGAGGTCAAATCGCTGGAGGTGGAGGAGGTGGAGGTATGCGAACTGGCAACCTCTCTGTATCTGCACAAAATTATAGTATCACTGTAGGTAGTGGTGGCTCTAAAGGAAGTGGTGGCTCTACTAATGGAAACCCTGGAAGTCAAGGAGGAACTAGTACCTTTTCTAATATATCATCTACTGGAGGAGGCTCTGGTGCAGGCTTTAGACAAGGTCTTGGAGCTAATAATGGTGGAGCAGGAGGGTCAGGTGGTGGAGGAGCGGCTGGAAACACAGGCTCAACATCAAGTGGTGGTGCTGGAACATCAGGTCAAGGTAATTCTGGTGGTGGTGTAAGCCCCGGAAGAACAAGTGGTTCTGCTCCAGTTGCATCTGGAAATGGTGGTGGGAAAGGTTCTCAGCCACCCAATATTAATGCAAGTAATGGTAATGGAACTGCAGGTGCGGGAGGTTCAAGTAGCATATTAGGACCGAGTTATACATTCTCTGGAGGTGGAGGTGGAGGTGCAAGAGGTAATCTTGGCAATGGTGCAACAAATGTATCTGCAAGCACTGGAGGCTCTGGTGGAGGTGGAGGTGGTGCAGGAAACGACACTAATAATGGTAACAGGTCAAAACCCGGCGGAACTGGTGGTGTAGCTAATGGTGCTTCTGGAAGTGGTGATGATGGTGGTAATGGTGGTACTAATACTGGTGGCGGTGGAGGTGGAGGGGCTTCTGGTAACAGTCCATCAGGAGGTAATGGTGGCTCTGGTATGGTTGTTATTAAATATCAATTTCAAGGATAAACTATGGCACATTTTGCAAAAATAGTAAATGGAATCGTAACAGAAGTTATTGTAGCTGAACAAGCCTACATTGATGAATGGAAGTCAGGCGAAACTTGGATTCAAACATCATATAACACTTTACGAGGTGTTCATACTGATGGTGGTACTGCATTAAGAGGAAACTTTGCGGGAATAGGTATGGTCTATGATAGTGTAAAAGACAAATTCTATCATTCACAACCTTATTTAAGTTGGACTCTAAATGAAACAACATGGGTTTGGGAAGCTCCTTTGTCTGACCCATCAAATGGTGATGATATTTATTCATGGAATGAAGACGCATATCAAGCAGATAATTCTACTGGTTGGGAACTAATAGAGGATTAACCTTGCACCAACACCCTATAAAAATTGGTGAAGATTTTATACAATCTTGGCACATACCAGAGGGTATTTGTGATGCCATATTAGAATATTATCAAAAAAATTCAGATAAGCAAGTCAAAGGACATGCATTAACATCAGATGGTGAGCATGCACATATGAAAGATATTAAAGATTCAATAGATGTGCCAATACATGCAAATTATTTTGAACAACCTTTTCAAGATTATCGTATAGAATTACAAAAATGTTTAGATGAGTATGTCAAAATATATCCCCATATAGAAAATCTTATCAAATTTAATATAATTGAGCCATATAACATACAACATTATCCAAAGGGTGGTGGTTTTAAAATAGAACATTTTGAAAGAGATGGAAGTTTTACTAAAACTATAAAAAGATGCTTAGTATTTATGACATATTTAAATGATTTAGATGATGGTGGTACTAAATTTATTTACCAAAATAGAATAATAAAGGCACAAAAAGGCAAGACTGTTATTTTTCCAGTTGATTGGACACATACTCATGTTAGTCAAATATCAAATACAAGAGAGAAAACTATAGTTACTGGTTGGTATAGTTATTTATGGGATTAATAAAATGTTAGATGGTTCTTTAAATGCAATATACCCCTACTGGGTTTTTAAAAATGAATTAAATCCAGAGACTTGTAAAAAAATAATTAACTATGGAAAAAAGAAATGGGAAGTTGCTAAAGTAGGTGGCATTGAACTAGGTCCAGAAAAAGCTAAAGTTGAAAAAGATGTAAGAATTACAAAAGTAGCTTGGTGCAATGAACAATGGCTTTTTGATATTGTCTGGCATTACATTAATGTAGCTAATAAAAATTCTAATTGGAACTTTCAAATAGATGCATGTGAAGCTATGCAAATAACAAAATACGAAACAAAAGGTCATTACGATTTTCATCAAGATGGTAATGGTTTTACTAGATTTGAAGCACCAGAAAACAAATTTATTAATGGTAAAACAAGAAAATTATCTATGACGATTGTACTTAATGAAAATTACGAGGGTGGTGAGTTTCAGTTTTTTGATGATAAAATAGAAATAAAAGAAAAAAAGGGAACTATTATAGTTTTCCCATCTTATATGGTACATAGAGTTAAGCCAGTTACAAAAGGTACAAGATATTCTTTAGTTGTATGGTTTTGTGGAGAGCCTTTTGCATGATAGAAAGATTTTTTCCAACATTAATAGGTTATTACGACAATCCACATCACCATGTATTGGAGAAAGACTTAATCAATAGATGTTTTGAGTTAGAAAGAACTGCAAAAAAAGGTGGAGAGGGTTGGGTATCAGACACAACTTATAATACTCAAGGCACATTAGAAATTTTTGACGATAAGAGTTTTAAAAAAATTAATGACTTTGTTTTACAAAAAGTGGCTGAATACAGTAATGAAATAGGATTACAAGATGATTGTGTGAATAAAATACCTCGTGATTCGTGGTTTAATATTTACAGAAAAGGTGATTTTCAAGAATACCATGCTCATGGTGACTCTATATTAAGTGCTATCTATTTTATTAAAGCTAATGATAAATCTGCAAAACTTTATTTTAAAAGTCCTTTTCAAGACCAACTTTCTCCAGAGTATAAAGGGCGTAGTGCAGATACTTGGGAAAGAATTTTTTATGACCCAAAACCGGGAAGGTTAATAATCTTTAGAAGTTATGTAGAGCATTGTGTAGAAATGCAAAAAGATGTAAAGTCAAGGATAAGTTTAGCATATAACTTTAAGAAAAATTAAGAGTGATTAAATGCCATTAACAAGTTTAAAATTTAGACCAGGAATAAATAGAGAAATAACTTCGTACTCTAACGAGGGTGGTTTTTTTGACTGTGAAAAAGTGAGATTTTATAGTCCCTTTCCAGAAAAAATAGGTGGTTGGGTTAAACAATCTAGTAGCACTTATTTAGGGACAGCAAGAGCATTACATAATTGGATTGCAATAGATGGTTCTAATTATATGGGTGTTGGAACACAGTTGAAATACTATATAGAAGAAGGTGGTTCTTTTTCAGATATAACACCAATTCGTAAAACATCTACAAACTCTGTTACTTTTGCAGGTGCAAATGGTTCTTCTAGTGTGACTGTTACTGATAGTTCTCATGGTGCTGTTGTAAATGACTTTGTTACTTTTGCAGGTGCTGTTAGTTTAGGTGGTTTAATAACAGCAGAAGTTTTAAATCAAGAATATCAAATAGCCTCAATAACCAATGCTAATAGTTTTGTTATTGTAGCAAAAGATACTAGTGGTAATACTGTGACAGCTAATGGTTCTGACACTGGAAATGGTGGATCTGGTGGAGATGCTTCTTATCAAATTAATGTTGGGTTGGACACAGCAGTAGGTGGAAATGGTTGGGGAGCAGGTGGATTCGGTGGAGTAAACGCAGATCTGTCAACTTTTGGTTGGGGAGATGCTGCTGCCTCTGGAACAACATCAACTGTTCGTGTTTGGTCGCATGATAATTTTGGTGAAGACTTGCTTATTAATCCAAGAGATGGCGGTATATTTTATTGGGATAAAACCAATGGCACTGGTTCACGAGCCGTGGCTCTCTCTTCTTTAGCTGGGGCTTCTGATACTCCAACAATCGCTAAACAAGTAATGGTGTCTGACATTGACAGACATTTTATTGCATTTGGTGCTAATACTCTGGGAACCACGGTCCAAGATCCATTGTTAATACGTTTTGGTTCTCAAGAATCTTTAACTGATTTTACGCCTACCGCAACAAACACTGCTGGAGATTTAAGATTAAGTAGTGGATCTAAGTTTGTCCAAGCAGTAGAGACTAAACAACAAATACTAATTTTTACAGACAGAAGTTTGTTTTCTATGAGATTTATAGGTCCTCCATTTACTTTTGGACTACAAGAGCTTTCAAAGAATATTACTATAGCTAGTTCAAAGTCAGCAGTAGCCGTTGATGAAAGTGTTTTGTGGATGGGCAATGAAAATTTTTATGCTTATTCTGGTGGAGTAGCTCAACAAATACCATGTACTGTTCGTGATAAAATCTTTTTAGATTTTAATCAAACTCAAAAAGACAAAGTAGTTTCTGGTGTAAATTCTCAGTGGAGTGAGATCTGGTGGTTTTATCCATCTGCTGATAGTGAGGAAAATAACAAATATGTTATTTTTAATTATGCTAATAAATCATGGTACTATGGAACACTATCAAGAACGGCTTGGCATGATAAAGGAGTTAGACGTTTTCCTATCGCAGCAAGTTCTCAATATTTATACGAACACGAGAATGGTAACGATGATGACGGTTCTCCTATGACTGCATCAGTTGAGTCAAGTCAGTTAGATATAGGGGACGGCTATCAGTTTAGTTTTATTAGACAATTAATACCCGATATAACTTTTGAAGGATCTACATCAAGCACTGGAAACCCAAATGCTACATTTACATTGCAAGCAAGGAACGGACCTGGGAGTACATATGATACAAATTCTTCTGGGCTATCAACTAGAACAGCTACAACTCCTGTAGAACAATTTACAGATATTGTCGATGTTAGACTTAGAGGAAGATCATTTAGCTTAAAATTAGAATCTACTGATCAAGGAGTAGCTTGGAAACTTGGTACTCCTCGTGTCGATATGAAACCAGATGGAAGAAGATAATGTTAATTAATGCAATACCTCAGTATATTCAAAATATAACAAATGCAAAAGCAGATTTAACGGGAACTGGTGTGGTTACTTTGTATACAGCACCTAGCGGAGCAGAGTTTAATGCTTCTGTTGTTAATTCTATTTTAATGTCAGAAGATTCTGGTAATGCAGACACAGTAACAGTAACACTTACAAATGGTAGCGATGTTTTCAGTTTATTTAAAGTTGCAGCAGTAGGTGCAAACGCCACAGTCGAATTATTAACACATAGTCTTGTCTTACAAGGTGGAGAAATATTAAAAGTTCAAGCAGCAACAGGAAACAGATTACACGTTGTAGCAAGTATACAAGAATATGCACAGAACAGAAGTACTTCCAGTACGTTATCGCAGATATAGGATTGAAAAATTAACAATTACTTGGTATTATAAGTTATGGGTATTTTTAAGAACATCACTAAGACACTAAAGAAAGCTGCCCCGATTATCGGAGCGGGTATTGGTATGTACTTTGGTGGTCCAATGGGGGCTTCAATTGGATCGGGTATTGGTTCTCTTGCAGCTGGTCAAGACACAGAACAAGCTTTATTAAATGCAGCACTTGCAGGTGGTACTGCGTATATGAGTGGATATGGTAAAGGTTTTGAAAAATTACCTGCATCCACTGGAAGCATGAGTAATATATCTGGTCCAGAAATGATGATGAATCAAACAACTACAACTCCCGTTTCAGCAATACAAGAAGCTGGTGGCAGTGGAGTTTTAAATCAAATAGGTAATTTTGTAAAAGACAACAAAGCATTAACTGCTGGTATAGCAGGTTTAGGTTTAGCAGGTTTAGCAAGTGGCGAAGAAGAACAAAAAACTGGTCAAAAAATGCGTGATTACCCAGTAGGTAAAACTAGACTAGGGTATGGACGAATTGGCGATAAGATGTATAATTTAGATGATGAAGATGAGCGTAGACAATATTTTGAAGATAATAGAAACAGACGAAACGATGAGGATGATGTAGGCATTCTTGCGGCGGCAGGAGGCGAAGTTGAAGGACCTGGAACAGGAACATCCGATTCTGTTCCTGCTAGATTATCAGATGGTGAGTTTGTTTTAACTGCAAAAGCAGTTCGTGGTGCAGGCGGTGGGGATAGAAATGTTGGTGCTGCAAGAATGTATGACATGATGTCACAATTAGAAGGAGCCGCATAATGGCAGATCCACAAGAAGTTAAACAAGAACAAGTTGTAAGGTTAGCTCCTTTTCAAGAAGATTACTTAGCTGATATATTTGCTAGTGCAAAAGCATTAACGGGTGAAGGTTCACAAATGCCTTATGCTGATCAGCAAGTAGCTGGTCTTTCCGATGCTCAACAACAAGCTATAACAAGTGCAATGCAAGGTGTTGGTTCTTTTCAACCATATCTCCAACAAGGGTCTCAAGCTCTTGGAACGGGAATCGAGGCTCTTGGTACTGGACTTGGAACTATAGGAACTGCGATAGATCGAGCTGGACAAGCAGACTATACACCTACTTCTTATCAAGACTTTATGGATCCTTTCACAGAATCCGTTATTGCAGCACAACAAGCAGATATAGCAAGACAAGGACAAATGCAACAAAACCAACTAGGTGGAACTGCCGTAGGTGCAGGTGCTTTTGGTGGATCAAGACAAGGTATTGCACAAGCAGAAATAGCAAGAAATGTTATGGATCAACAAGCAAGAACTGGGTCACAATTAAGATCTCAAGGTTTTGCTCAAGCACAAAATGCCGCACAACAAGCAGCACAACAGCAATTAAAACAAGCTCAACTTACTGGACAGTTGGGTCAAACAACTGGTGCACTTGGTCAATCAATAGGACAACTAGGAACGGCAACGGCGGGATTAGGACAACTAGGACAACAAATGGGTGTTCAAGATGTAAACTCATTATTAGGTGTTGGTGCACTTGGTCAAGGTCAAACACAGAAAGAACTTGATGCAGCAAGGTCAAACACACTTGCACAACAAGCATTACCTTATCAACAAGTTGGTTTCATGTCTGATATCTTCAGAGGTGTTCCGTCTCTACAACAAACTTATTCTACAACCACGAGCCCCGGTCCAAGCACCAGTTCTCAACTGTTAGGTTTAGGTATTGCAGGTCTTGGTGCCGCAGGATCAGCGGGCAGTTTTGGTAATTTATTCGGTGGGTTGAGGGCAACATAATGAATGATCCTTTACAAAGAAAAATGTTTCGTCAAGCGGGTATGTCTAAACAACCTATGGGTATTCTTGCATCATCACCAGAGTTGATGGGTGCCGTTAAGGGGTACAAGCTTGGTGGTGT